TTTGGGCTGCGGCTGTGGCGGCGGATGCTAGGCTTGTTGCTAGAGACGCCGCTGGGGATACACAACTGGCAAGACCGGTAGCAAAAGTTCCCATATCTGGTGCGGCAGTTGTAAGGGCTGTTACTACAGAGTCAAAACTGAGTTTTATTCCTTCGGCTGCCACCTTTACACCATCAACTCCGAGAACGTTAAATTGTAGGTCAACCTTGGCTTGTTGCTTTATAAGTGCTAAATCTTGACTGAGATTAGCAAGTTTAGTCTCAGTGCCTGTAAAGTCAACTTGACTTAGTGCCGATAAATCTTGTTGAGTAGACTTAATAGTACCACCGATCCCTGCAGCCACGGCGGGATTACCCTGCAGGGGTTTATAGGTTAATGCTCCTTGACCTGCCTGAGATAATGTCTCCTTGGCTTTTTCATCGTTGTATTGTTTATACAAGGCAATTAAAGTTTGTAACTCCATTCTCTTTGCTGCCAGATTCTCAGGTGTAATCGGTGTACTGGCTAGTTGATTTGCCACTATAAGTAAGTTATTGTACGCCTGCTGTACCTCAGTTAAGTCTTTGCCTTGGAATGGGGTTGCATTCGCAAATGCACCAGCGCCCAATGCTGCTCTTTCACTTAGAGTCTTGTTAGCGGCATCGAGTTTCGACTTATTACTTGCTTGGTTCATTAGTTGAACTTCGAGATCTGCTGTTTTATCCTGGGTACCCTGTATTAAGCTACCTATTGGATCACGAGGATCGACTTTAAACCGAACTAGTATTTCTGGGTTTAAACCTTCAATTGACTTCTGGAATGCTGCTTCACTTTCGGCCCAAACCAATTTGACTTGAGTTTCTAACGCTGGCATCTGACCTGCCATTGCGGCCAATTGCTCAGTGTATTTTTGAATGATTGCATTGCCTGAGGTGCCTTTGCCCGCTTCTGTCATTAAAGATGCAAGTTCTTTTGAATCTGCTTCAAAACTCTTCCGGTCTTCTTTAATTTGCTCGCTTGATTTGCCCTTGGTTACTAACTCATCGTCCATGCGAGCCTTAACTGCTGCCATCTTCGACAATAATTTAAGTTGCTCAGGATAACTTGCAATAGCCTCTTTCTGAGCACGTTTGGAGTAATCAAGTTCAGCCTTAGCAATAGACGCTTTGTCTTTTGCAATAGTAACACTAGATTTTGCCGCACGTTTTTCGAACGTTTGATCGCCTAGTGCTCCGGCACTTGAACCTGCTTTTTGAGCGTACTGATCAGCGCTATCAAGTTGAGACCGTATCGCGTCAAACTCTTCCTTTGTATTAGCAGATCTAAGTTTCGATAAAGCGTCATAACGCAATCGATCAGAGTGCATTAGTTCCTTGGCTGCGGCACGAGCCTTGTTCGGCTCCTCATACTTATTCTGAAAATCAAATTCTTTATTCTTAGCATTCGTCTGCGCGTCACCTAGTGACTTAACTAGGGCATCTTGCCCCTCGCCCACTGACATGCTAAAAAGTTTATCTACCTTCTTCTTTTGAATGTTGACAGCATTATCTAATGTATCGCCAAGTATTTTTAACGACGCCTTTTCATTCGCATTTATATCGTCTGCAATTTTTGTCTGTAGTTTTTGTTTTTGTGTCAATATGCCGATAATAGCGTCAGCCGTTTTCTTTCGGATATCAATTTCTTTTTGTGCATTTTCTTCCAATTTGGCTAGGCGATCTTGCTCCCAAGTTATTTCACCTTGACGCTTTGCTTTCTCTGCTAACGCAGCGGCATCGGCTTTAGCGGTTTCGCTTGGCCAGAGCAATTTCTGTAAACTGACCCCGGCGAATCCTATACCCAAACCCACTATAAATGCACCTGTAAATGCTGCAGCAGATAGGGCCGCTGCCGTCTTCATCCCTGTTACAATTGGTGGGGTAATTGCTGCTGCGGCTGCTGCTCCTGCTGCACCACCTCCCGCTAAGGCTGACGCAGTTGTTTGGGCAAGTGCAAATGCGGCTGCGGCTGCTTTGGCTGCTTTATAGGCTGCTATCGCACCTGCTAGTGCAGAAGTAATTGCCCCGATCGCAGTTGCCATAGCCAGCACTGTTGCTACTGGACTTGCTGTCAGTACCCCGAAAAATCTTGCTGCTGCTGCAGCAAGTGGGAGAAGAAGTTGACCTATTTCCATAAAGTTAACAGCGATGTCATTCAGAAGAACTTTATACTGCTGCCCAGCAGTTAGGCTAAATGTCTTGTATAGACTGTCCGTTAATGAGGAGTTGGCTTCTTCAATCTGTTTTGTGTCATTGGCACTCTGCTCATAGTTCTTTCCAAGCATGCCCATCATGCCTGTAAACGCGCGTAAGTTAGTAAAGGCTTTTGCCATTGCAGCTGAGTTACCGCCAAAGGAATCCTCAGTGGCTTTTAGCATCGGCAAGAAACCGCCAAACTTGCTAATGGCTTCTTCGACGCCTGACACGCCCCAGTTCTCGTAGAGTTTCTTAAGTTCCTTAGTTGGCTTAAGCATCTGCGAGATTACGGCACGCATCTGTGTAACTGCCGTGTCGAAGCGGACACCCTGGCGAGTCATCGTAGCAATGGGACCTAAGATTTGGGACATGGTTACCCCTAGGTCAGAGGCCATACCATCAACACGACCCATGGTATCGGTCATATCGCTAAACTGGAAACGTCCAATTTCCATCGCTTTGAACAGTTTACCACTTACGTCGCCAGCGTCTTTTGCTTTAAGCTTGAACCCGTTTAACGATACGGTTAAGGTGTCTACGACGTTAGATAGTGGCGATCCCGTTATGGCTGCAATCTTCTGTGCTTCATTTAGCACCTGCATAGACTGAGCGGCATCGCCTACTTGGTTTTGTAACGTTAGGTAGTAAGCCGCTGTATTATCTGACAAAGTTGACCCATATGTCCGAGACATATCGGTTAGTTGCTGCTCCATTTTTCCCATTGGAGCACCTTTTGCCACAGTCTGGATCATCCCCATCTGGCGGCTAAAGTCAGCGGCTGCAGTTACACCTTCTTTTAGTTTTGCTACAAAACTACTAATCATGCCTATCATCTGGCTAAATACCTGATACTTAACCATTGATCCGAGTGCTACCGAGATGCCGGTTGCTCGCTCTTTTATCTGCCCCATTGCCTGGGCACTCATGGCACTCATAGTGGCGAATTGCTGCCCTAAGGCACGTACCGATGCTGAGCCTCCACTACCCATTAGCGTAAAGGCTAAGGCTACTTCGACCGCAGACATTTTCATTCTGGTGGCAAAGGCAGCCGCACTTGCCTGTACCTGGGCAAACTGTTGCGCCATAGGGTTTGTTTTTGGGATAGATCCCCAGGCGCCTGTTAGTTGCTTTATCAGTCCGAGTTGAGTCTGTAGTGAAGCAGAAGATGGTCCCGCTGCTGCTGTAGGGCCTGCGCCCAACTTTGCTTGTGCTTTGGCAAGTGCGTTATATTGTGCGGTAAGATTATTGACTTTTGTTCCAATGGACGCTAGTTTAGACATAGTCCCGGCTTCATTATTCCACTGTTTCATTGCGGCTGCAGATGCAGTGAAACTGTTTGCTAATGATCCTAGGGCTGTACCCAAAGTTTGTACTTTGGAGACAGAATCACCAATATCAAAACCCATTGTTTGGACAATGTCTGCCATATCTACACCTTACGTTTTATGTATCTCAGTGCTGGACGTATTGTAGGCATTCGTACACCTTTGGCGGATAATTCAAATTCTTTGTTAGCCGCAAGTTGAAAATTATACGGTCCCGGAGTAATTAGTCTATAGAAGACTTTTGCCGCGACCTTATTTGCATTACCATCATTGTACTCATTGTAGACTAGATGCCATAACTTAGTTGTGTATACAAGTCGATATGAACCACCGAAAACTGCTATTGATCCGCTACTCTGTCCAACACCTTTGCTTACAGAGGGTCCGGACACACTCATGTTATAGCCAATCTTTGAAGCCAATTTTAGGAAAGTGCCCCTTGAGGCACCTTCCCAAACTGGTATTCTTCCGATAGCGGCTTCGATCCAAAACTGCCCGCAGATTTTTAACTCTGCAGTAAGTTGCCTATCTAATAGCCGCTTCCATTTCGTCATATTAAAATCAAGTATAGTGTAATCAAATGAAAAACGCATGGTTACCCTAGTTTTGGCTTTGCGCCAGCGAGTTGCGATTGTAACTCAACTTCATCATACTCACGCACTTGATCAAAAGCTAAAATCTGTGCTTGTATCCATACATCACACTCGTCCCAAGAATCTCTGACTCTTGGGGGTCGGATACCTAGACGTTCGCAGGCTCGCCAGACGGCATATTCGTTGGTTCGGTATTTTGGCCAGAGGATTTTTCTTGCACCTGCGCCTGACCAAGTATAAAAAGTTTCCGAGCCTGTTCAAGTTTGGACTCATCAAGAGAGTTGGCTTGCATCACGCACTGTACAATCCGATTTATTTCAATCGAAGTCAGACCAGCATTCTTGAAATCAGCCGCATAGTTTACCCAGGTCCGTGGATTGTCGGCCACCACAGTGTCCCACTCAATATTGCTGGGCTCTAGTGACTTGACCATTAAATAGGCAATCCGCTTCTCGTTCTGGGCTGTTAAAAGCTGAACATAACTTACATCGTCTGTATTTGGAATCCACCCGTCTTTAGTTAACTTGCCTGGGGGCTTTGGTTCTGGACACAAGGCTTCAAACTCGTCTAGATTTACTGACTTAGCTCGAAAGACCACAACCTGCTCGCCACGGGGTAAAACTAAAAGTTCTTCTGAAGGACCATTAATAACCATCCCACCAATCTTCATAGTCTCTCTCCAATTACCTTACATATATGAAAATCAAGGCTGGGCTGTAAGTGACCCAGCCTTGAATTAGAAACAAACTAACTACGAACTACAACTGCTTCAGTTGTATTGCACTTGCCTGCGACGGCAATCGTAGCGTCTTGCAGATTGAAATCGAGCGAATCATAACGGAATTCCGGCATGAGCGTCATTTCATTTTGACTTGTCCCACAGGGGGCTGCGTGGTCAACTTCGATGTCGACGCTGTAGGGCTCGCATAAGTCACTTGAGGAACTTACCCACTCAATAGCAGCGTTCTTTCGCTTGAGTGCATCGACTGGCGAAATTGCTTCGCTAGTACCCGTTGTGACATGCTCGTACACGAACTCTAGAGAAACTTCTAGAGGCTGTTCGTCGCCTTCTTTTACTGTATCGAGTAGACCACGGTCTAATAGATACTGGTAATCCTTGGCTTCTGTGTACGTTAGATTGCCTTCGCCGATCTTAATCTCGATCTGCTGAGGCAGGAACGTCAATACGTCAGCATTGGCTGGGGCGACACCCCAAACTGGTGAGAAGACGATGTTTGTCGTTGGACCATTTGATGCCGGTGTACGTGCTGTTACAACGTGTACAACAGCAGAGTTGGCGACCGTAAAGCGAGCGCCCACTGGTACCATGTTGGTTACATCGGTATTTAAAACGACGGTGGAAATATCCACGTCAGTGCCATTTGCGACTGGCAATGCTTCATTGATTACAGCGCTGCCGCTGAGACCATCCTTGAGTCGAATTGTGCAGTCACGCAGTTCGATTCTGGCCATATTTATATCTCCAAAATAAGGTTAATTCAACTGTTGTTAACCCAGTTTACGTCTGGTAACGTTACTCCGAAAAGAGTTCCATCTTAAAACGCCCGTCCACTTCAGACTGTCGAACCCTATCAACTCGACTTATCTGCCCAAAATGAATGACCCGATTAGAGTCATAACGACCCGTTCGAGGCACAAGACATCCGACCCACTCTTGGTCATCCCCCTCTTCATGTCCGTATCGGAATATGTCTATTGATCTACCCATTACAGCCTGGACTACTCCACACCATGTTGCAATATCATAAGCATTATCCCTATGGTCTTGCATGAGTTCGGTAAATAGAACATTGATGTCGACGTTTAAAATGTAGTAATTATGACTAGGTTCAGTAATAAAGGGACCGTTTACACGCAACTCAGCGTGGTTGTAATGCATCTTCTCAGGTTCTCGTTCATCTACACCATCCACTAACATAGGTAATTTGACAGCATCAAGTACCGTCTTAAAATAGACGGCTACAGAAGATGCTATCCATCTTGGCCAGTTAGGGTTCAACATTTCCGTTGCTCTCTTGTGTAAAATCCTGTGTACTTTGAAGATCTACATTAGTTACTGTGGGGCCAATAACCCTCTTACCTGTAATTGTCCACCCAGTATGTTGTTCAAGAGCTTCGATACTCTTAAGATTATAGCGGTAGTTTTCAAACTCAAGCCAGTCATCATTCTGTATGATATATCCCTTGGGCAGATCTCTGGCATCTAAAACAAATAGACGAGTATCTGCATCATAGGAACCACCGTAAGCAAATTCTTTGTTAGCCGAAATAATTGATATTGTTTGTACCACCTCACGCTGGACACGCGCGGGCAAAACAATACATCGGTGTACTGTAATTACACTTGAATCAATAGTCTTCGTCCCGGTTTTATAGTCAGTCTCGGCGTCAATTAACTTGTATATCTTAACCGTGCTACCATATGCCCGCTTTAAGGCATACAGTGCTTGTCGAATTCGTCGATTCAAACTGTAATTTATAACTGTCATAGTCGTGGCAAGTCCTCAGGTTTTTCGCAGTCTTTACCTACCATACGAGGACAGACTCGGACCAGATGATCTACGACATGCCCGATCCACTTTAAACATTCTGAACACTGAATTAAGGCTGATGTAGATTTCTCGACCAGATCTTTTAATGTCTCTCGATGATACTCCTCAAGTTTTTCAACTCGAAGTGAAAGACGTATCTCTCGTTGCCAGTCACGCCAGATGAAGAAGACAACTACGGCCGCCAGCGGACCAAGTTGTTTTACCATATCCATCCAGGGAAAACTTTCCATTCGTGTGTCCTTAATAAAAACTATGGGCGGGCGAACCCGCCCATAGTCGCTAGTAATTAGCCGAGTAGTACACAACCGAGCTTGACATCCAGTAGAGCAACACCGGCCAATAGATCCATCGTGACGATGGTACCTTGGGTGGTGATGTCGTACTGCATGGTGACTCGCATGCCAACGCTATTGTAGGCGGCTACAGCAGCGCGGACACCCATCGCCGAGTTTGGCAGGGCCAAGGGGCGAGTGACTAGGGCCAAAGCATCCCGATGGAACGCTAGGTTGTAAGCGCCTAGTGGACCCTGGAATACTGCTTCGTTATCAGCAATCGGCTTGTCCAAGGGGCGATCAAGCCACAGAACCATCTGAGCTGCGTTCGAGGGATTCGCATAAGCTTCGATGATTGTGTAGG